CTGTATCTCTAGTCCAAACTGATGTTGTTACATCTGTTTTTGCTTCAAAAGGCACATTCTTAATACCATGATCAACAAAAGACTTATAAGCATTAGAATCTATAAATTGTTGTCCAAGAGATTTTGGTGCTTCTACTTCTGGCTCTCCATAAACAGGCATTCCAGAAACTTTTTTGGAAGCTTCCATGTTCTCAGAATTGTGGGATTTCATTCCCTCTAGGTCTTGTAGTTCAGTAATTGAATCTCCAAGATCAGCTAATTCTTGATTTCTTCTCTTGATTTCTTCTTTTTGATCAGAAGAAAGTTCAGACATATCTTTTACAGAATCAAATATACTTGCTAAATCTTCTGACTTAAGAGCTTTTTCTGCTCTTAGTTCTTTTAATGTTGCCATTATATTTCCTCTCTAATTATTTTCCATTAAGTTCTGTTGAACTTCTAGAAATAGTTCATTATCTTTAACAGGATCATAGCCATAACCTGCAAGAGCATCATCCAACCTGTTATAGATTGAAGTAACTCCCTGTAAGTATTTAGCTACCATCTCTGTAGATTTTGAACTAAGTGTCTTTTTTTCAGAGTTTCTTAGAAGAGCTAGATCCTCTATTCTCTCTGTGAATGCCTTTAACTCCTCAAGAGAAGCTACAGCATGTTCTCCAAGCCTCATACCCTGTTGGGATGAACTGATACTTGCATCAGTAGCACTTGAAATCTTTAAATCTTTTTCTTTGGCACACTTGCCATCTTTTTCATAACTACATTTACCATACTTAGACTCTTCATCTTCTTGTTTGACTTCCTCAAACTCTGTGTCTACATCATCATAAGTTTGTAATCCTGATTTAAGAGCTTGAACAAAACTATTCTGTTGTGCTCCTACAAGTACAGGAGAAACTTCCCAGACTTTAACATCTTCTAGCATTCTCACAGGAACTTCTTCTCCTTTAGAGTCAATGTGTGTTCCTTTAGATGATTTAAGCACTTGAAAGCCATAACTAAATTGTTGCATATCTTGCATAGCCTTTACAGTTTCATAAGCCTCTTTACCTGCTTCTGTGTTAAGGAAATAACCTTTAAACACAGCTTTTTGATTATCTGTTTCTATGATGCCTCTACCAATAACTTTACTCCAATCATGATTCCACACTAAAGGAACTTTGTTCCCTGTGTAGCCTGATCTTAAGGAGTTAGCTTTGGTTACATCATTATCACTATCTATAGTGTCAAATAATGAAAAAACTGCCTCTATGTATCTTGTATCTCCATCTTCTTTGAGCTCAATAGGAGCATTCTTAAAAGAAAGATTATCTGGTCTTTTTAACTCTTCATTCATCTATTACCTCAATATATGCTTCTGTACACCTGCAATTCACAGTCAAAGCTGCAGGAGCTTTAGGATCTGCAGGAAAATCTAACTTGATTCCATTATACAGATAAAAGCTATCAGCAGGAACTCTTTGATTATCTAAAATAAAATGTGATTCTCTAACAACACCATCTCTTTGTGATACCCACTCTTTTTCTAATCTTTTACCTGTGGACTTAGCAGCTCTTTGCTGACTCCAAGAACTAGCCTTAACAACCTCTGTTCTTGCTATTGTCTTTGCTCTGTTTAATGATTGTCCACCTAGAACTGTATTAATGTTTTTAGATAACTCTTTAAAAAACTTATCTCCCTCTGGTGTACCTGCAACAGGATTAACTACTCCTAAATCCTCAAATTCTTTAAGTGCCTTAGCAACTATGGTAGATACTCTTTTCTTTGTTGTATCATTTAGGTCTTTCATAACAGACTTTGCATTCTCTTGTAGGAAACTTGCTGATTGTCCATCTTGAAATACTGTACCTACAGCAGGTGGCACTTCTCTTTGTCCTCTATAAAAACCATCATCAACAATCTTTTTAAGTGTTCTACCTGCAGGAAGTAAATCAGCTAAAGTGTCAAATACTGTTCTTATAGCTTCTTCTTCTGTTACAGATACACCTAGATCTGTTGGACTTGCTGCCTTAAAAGCATCATTTTTAGGAAAGAGATTATCATAAGTTCTAACTGAAAAATCATCTGTTAGTGAATAGAACAATGGTAATAGCTCTTTATCAAACTTAGTGTCCTCAATAACTATATCTATATTTGTTTGCATAGCATCTAGTGTTGAACTAGCTCCAATAGCTTTAGAGATTGCTCTTCTTTGTCTGTTAAGTTCTTTAGCATATACAGTTTGAAAAGTATCTTCCCATTTTTGTCTTAGGCTATCTATAGACTTCCAATATGCAGCTTTCTCTTCATCTGTTTGCATAGCTTTTACAGTAGGTAAACCAATAAACTTAGTTGTTGGCTCTTCCCAACCATATAGATCAAACTTCTCTGATTTCTCTTCTGTTTCCTCAGCAACCTCATCTTCTGGCTCATTATCTTTTTCAAGCCAAGAGGTATGTACTCTCTCTCCATCTGAGGTTATAACATGTGCATCCTTACCCTTTTCCTCAACAGTATCATCTGAGGCAAACTCTGTTGCACCATGATACATTGTTACTTCTGATCCATCTACAGGTACTTCTGCAACAGTCATATTTCTTACAAAGTAATCTCCATTATCTAAAGCAGGTAGCTGATTAGCTTGTCTTGCTTCATTAACAGTTATAAACCCTGCATTGTAACCCTGTACAATCCTAACCATTGTGGCATCCTCATCCTGACTTAAAGCCCTGACATCAGATAAATCATACTTAAAACAGTAAGCAGGATTACTTTCATAATCCTCTAATAAAAGTTGTTTAGTGAACTCATTAGCAAAGTGATTCCACATAGGAATTAACTTCTGCTCAGTAAAAAACTCTCTTAATTCTTTAGCATTAGAATATGTTGCTCTCTCTAGCCCTGCCCCTAGTCCTGCTAAGATTGCAGGAACACCTAACACAGCAGATATTCTCTCTTCATTAATATATCTAAGTTTCCCTAGTTCTAAATCTTTAGGAGTAAAAGAAAGTGTTTGTATATCTACTTCCCCACCAGAGATGACTAATGGTCTACCTCTGTTCTCTCCACCAAATCTTCTACCAAATACCTCAGCTATATTTTCTGCCTCATCACTTGTCATTGATAAATCATTCTTTGGACTAATGACAACACTAGGCACACCTGTATTCTTAACTAATGCAGCACCCATCTGTGAAGCAGCTGCATCTCCTAAAATCTCAACCATAACTGATCTAAGAGGTGCTAATCCTCTTCTATGATTTCTAGGATCTATTCTTTCTCTAAGGTGTATCATATCCTCTGGCAATATGTCTAAGGTATTGCCTTTTTGTTTGTATTGATACTTAGTAATTAACTTCTCATCATTACCTTTAACCTCAACCATCTCTGGTAGTAAAGGTATAAGCTGAACAACTGCACCTGCATCATTCCTTAGTTTTAAGATAAAGGCATCTCCATACACAGCTACAGAAGTAACAATGTAATTATTCATTAAGTTAGCAGTCATGTTTGGATTAGGATTTTCTAAAAGGATTGCAGCAGGATGATTCTCTACATACTCTTCCCCCTCTTGTGTCTTTAAATAAACTTTAAGTGGTGGCTCACTAAATGCTGTACCAAGAACATTTAAACAGGCTAAAGCTGCTGAGTTGCCCTCTGGACTCATCTGATTAGTGCCACTAAAGAAACCTGCATCAGTATTAAAAGGAAATACAACCTGTGATGTTGGAAAGTTGTTAAATGTTTTCTTTTCTGTTTGAGCCTCTTGCTGACTAAAGAAGCCTCTAATATTATCTGCTATTCCCAATTAGGTTACACTCCATGTTGTTTTTCTAACTATACCAAATCTAGCTGCATAAGCTAGAGCATCTACTTGATCATCATGAGATCCAGAAGATGGAAAGCTAGTTAATTCTCTTTCAAATTCTACTAACCATTTAGCATTTTTCAAAAAGTAGATAGTACCATTTTCACACCCTGCTGCTGCAGGAACTGCTCTTGCAGTCTTAGACTTATCTGCTTTAAGATTTCTAATAGGCAAACCTTGCCTCCTAGCCATCTGAATAATACCCAAACCAAAACTAGCATCCTCTACACCTAGCCAAGCCATGTTCCATTTATTAATCATTGATTCTATTTTAGGTAGTAGCTCTGGAGCTTCTAGTCTATCTCTGAATATATCCAATACTAAGAGCTTACCACTAGGAGTAGATCCTACTGCCATTATTACTGAGTAATCTGCTGTTTCCTTAATACTTAAAGCTGTGTCCATTGTGCCAAAGATACTTAGCTCACTATGCTTTACTATCTCATCTTCAAATACATATTCAGGGTCTTCTCCTGCAATAACATCATAATAAGCAAACCATTCTCTCTTAAACATGTGTCCTACCTCTGTAAACTCTGCTAAAAACTCTTGTGCATAAACTAAAGAGCCTAATTCCTCTCTAGCCTGAAATAACTCCTCTGGCTTTATATTAGGATTAGATTCAGTTGGATAATGATGTATAGTCCACTCATCTCTCCTTTTAGCATTATCAAATAACTCATAAAACCAATTCATCCCATTAGGTGTTGAAATAAATAATGCTTGTCCTAAACTATCAGATAATATTGGTCTAACTGTTTCCCAAGTTTCTTTAGATTGATAAGCTGCCTCATCAAATACTACTAAACTTAAACCACCTGCACCCCTTAACCTCTCTGGCTTATCAGCTGATTTAATCTGTATAGATCCACCATTGGCAATCTCTATTCTTTTCTCTACTTCTTTAATAACAAACATTTCCTCTGGTAGTTGCCTAATTAAAGATTTCATAGTTCTAAAAGAGTCCATAGCCTGTGGATAAACAGGAAACACAATCCAAACCTTTTCCCCTTTAAATGCTCTTTCAAAAGCTGCAACAATACTAAGGCTTGTTTTACCCCACCTTCTTCCTGCAACACAGATATTAAACCTATTATTACTTAATGCTTTAAGAACTTGTTTCTGTCCAATATGTAACTCTGGTGGCTTTGCTTGAATAACTTGTGGCATTATTCTGTTTTATTTTCCCAATCCCAAGCCATCTGAATTGTTGGAGGCATAACAATATTAACATTAGAGTTAGCAACACCTCTAGCCTCTCTCTCTAATTCTGATGCAGTTATAAAGAATCTAACTAAATCTCCTGCATCTAACTCAGATAAATCCATTCCTTGTAGTTTTTGTGCAGCTTTAGCCTGTAAATTTCTAGCAACTCTAATTTGTCTTTCATTCATTTCTTCAATGTCTTTTATCTGCATTTCCCTTTTAATTAAATCCATATAATCAATAAAAGCCAATATTCTCTCTTGCCAAAAGTATTTTCTAGCCCATTTCTCTATTTGTGTCTTACTTTTACCTAATTCTTGTCCAACCCCTCTATAAGATCTATTTTCCATATCTCTATACACAACAAAAGCTTCAAATGCCTTAGCACTCTCTCCTGTTTGTCTTTCCCAGAGTTCTGGTATATCAAGTGAATTTATATCAACCATTAACTAATTCTGCTTTCTGCCCTGTTAAATTTTCCCATCTCTCTATAATTAAATCACAATATAAAGGACTTAATTCCATCATAAAGCAATTTCTATGTGTTTTCTCTGCAGCTAACAATGTTGTGCCTGATCCACCAAACATATCATATACATTATCTTTAGCACTTGATGAATTAAGAATAGCTTTTTGTACAAGAGGTATTGGCTTAGGTGTATTGTGTTTGACTGATCTATCAACATCAAACTCCCAAACATCTGATTGACTTCTGTCACCATAAAAAATACTATCATCAGTAGCAGCATAAATTATAAACTCATGTTGAAATCTATATCTTTTACCTAGCCCCCAAACATTTTTTTTCCAAACTATTAAATGCCTTAATTTTTCTGGTATTGTGTGAAATATTTTTGCATAAATTCTGTAGTCACAGCAAATATACCAACTTTTAGCTTTTACATTATTAAAGCTTTTTATTAAAAAATCATAATATTCATCCCATGATTCAAAGTTGTCATTTTCAAACCATTTAGAAGGATCTAATCTAGATTCTGATTTGCCCCATTTTTTATTCCAAGATTCTAAAGCATTATAAGGTGGATCAGTAAAAACCAAGTTTATTGTATTATCTTGCAATAACTTTTTAACATCCTCTTCTTTAGTAGCATCTCCACATAATAAATAATGATTACCTAGCTTATACATATCTCCAAGCTTTGTTTTAGGCTCTACAGGAAGTTCTATCTCTTCTTCATCTTCTAAATCATCATCAAAGCCAATTAAATCAAATAAATCATCTTCACTAAATCCTGTTGAGTCCATAAGCTCAGGTACACTTGAAACCTCACTTAATAAATCAGCTAATAAATCATCATCATAAGAACCAAGTTCAGCTGTTCTATTATCTGCTAATGCAAAGGCTTTAGCTGTTAACTCATCATCATCAGTTATAACTACAGCTATTTCATCCCAACCTAATTGTCTAGCAGCTGCAAGTTGATGATTACCTGCAATAACTACATGATTAGTTGTTGCTACAATAGGCTTTCTTTGCCCAAATTGTTTATATGATTTAGCTACTGCCTCAACATCTCCTTGTCTAGGATTACCCTCTAAAAAACTTAATTTATCAATATTGATGGCTAAAGATTGCAAAGAATGATGGATATTATTCATAAAATAAAGTTTAACAGTAGTTTAGGATTTATTTAAACATTTTGGACATAAAACTGAGTCTGGATCATCCCAGAATGGTTGTAAGCATTCATCACAATCCCTAGTTTCTATGTATTCAATGGTTATGGTTATTTGCCTCTAAATAAGCTAATCTAGTTTTTAAATCATTAAGTTCCCACATATTGTTATTTACAGTTTGAACTTGTGTTTCCATTCTAGTTATTGAATCATTAAGTTCCTGATATTCCCATTTTTCTAATAAGTAATATCTATCTAAATCAAAACCACCATCTCTAACCTGTTGCTCTAAGTTATATAGGTTAGCTTGTAGTGTAGCCATTTCTTCAGTAAACCTGCCAACATTCTGTGCAGCCATCTCTAATGATTGTATCTTCTCATACAATACAGCTAT